GCTACCGGTTGGATAAATTTCTTTTCAGACTTTGATGTTAAGCAAGGTGGTAGATCAGATAGAGATGATTGGCAAGATCAAGAGCCGATTTGTCACTTTGATATTAAGGATTTTAAGATTATTTCGCACTCTGATTTATCGGCAGCCGAAACAAAGGAGATAGTAAAATGAAATTAGCTGACGGATACGAAGATGCTTTTGTTGGCACTACCATAAGTGCCTTCAGTAGAAAACAAGTGGCATTATATGATTACGACAAGTGCATAATGATATTGATGCATGATAATAATTGGAGTGAAGAAGAGGCTGTAGAGTGGTTTGATTATAATACAATAGGTGCTTGGTCTGGAGATGATACACCCATATTTATTAATCAACACAAAATCAATGATATAGAGGACTATGTAGATGAAGAATAAAGATAATATTAACAGACCAAAACACTATCGCAAAGGTAGTGTGGAGTGCATTGATGCCATCAAATCAGCCCTAGGCGAGGGCTACGAGTATTACCTACAAGGAAATATAATTAAATATGTTTGGAGATACAGGCACAAGCACAAGAATAGTTTAGAAGATTTGATGAAAGCAGAATGGTATCTCAAAGAATTAATAAAAATAAAAAAGAAATGACTATGAAAAGTCGTTCCCCGGCACGGGGAAGCTAGACTAAAACTTTACGTAAACTTTTGGTCAACTACTATCATGCAGTTTGTCTTATGCCTACACTTCTCATTAACTGAATACCTTTTTTCATGATCTCTTGTATTCGTTCTCTACGTAATTTAATAAGTTTTTGTCTGACATCATCTGACAGTCGAAGATTACGTTCTAACTCTTTGATCTGTCTCAATAATCTGTTTCTTGCGTTATCTAAAGCCTTGAATCTACCATATATGCGTACCTCGTCATCGTACCTAGCGATAAGTTTACGTATAGTTTCGGGATCGCCTCTTCTTCGTGCCAAATCTATTCTAGAAAATATCGTGTATAGCTCTTTTCTCTTTTCTAAATAATTTTGTGTATCTACTCTATCTGACGGCTGTTTTATAACTTTTCTAATAAATGGTATTCTGTTTGGTAAATTACCCTCAAAGTCTCCGGAAGCTATAGCCGGTATGACATCAAAAACTAGATTAGCTGATCTACCTATAAAAGCTCCAGCACCTCCTATTACATATTCATAAAAATATTCTATTGTATCCGGAGATATATCAATCAAACCACTTTCTACTTCATCTCCAAATGTTAAATCGTTTATAGTTTGCACTATAAATTTAGATACAGCACCGGTATTTGTCCAATGTGTATAAGCATCAGGAACATTCGTTGTTGAGTACATAGGCGTTTCTTTGTATATAGGATCGTTTCTGTAATTTTTATTAATATACATTTCTACTGCCGGTTTAAAAGCAGTTGGTATTACGTATGTTTCAAAGTTCTCTATTGCACCAAAAGGAGATAATGTTTCCATAGTTGTGTCAAAAATACTATTTGCTGCTTGACCAAAAGTATATTCGCCTCGTGTGTAGCGGCTAAGAGATCTGCCTAAATTAAATGGCATATTGAGTCCATAAGCCAATGGTATTGCTATAAACTTGTCCTCCATTAGACCAAAAGATGGAAATATTAAATTATGCTCTAAATCATAATCACTTAATTCATCATAAGTTATTGGGTCATCATCTTCTGCCGGATCATCTAAAAATGCCAATAGTTGATCTTGCAAAAATCCATAAACTATTATGCCACCTAATATTTTTCTTACCTTTTTAGATTTATAAGCCGCATTGTATATAGCCATACTACCTTGCAAAGATGCATTATAAAATAAATACAAAGAGTTCATAAATACTTTATCTTCACCACCTTTAGCAAAGTTCACTGTTACGTTCCTAGCTGCTTCAGCAGCCCTAGCATCAGTAAATCCTCTTTTTTTCAAATTAGTAAACGTGGCAACACGTACACCATTTTCAATAACAGTATTGTAGTCTTCTAAAAACTGTAAAAGACTTCTTCCTTTTTTCCTAAAAAATCCATTCCTTTTAAATCCTAATGTTTTAGCTTCGCTAATATCCATTAGCAACTTACTAAGATTCTCCATTTGATCTTGTACAGTTCCCATTTGGTTAGTAGCGTTCTTGCCACCTGCTTTTACAAATTTTAAGTATTCTTGTGACCAATAACTAGATGTATCTGGTGTTCTTTTACCAAAAGGATTTGCGCCAACACCAAAAACTTTTCTAATTCCATTTATAGCACCAGCAACATCTCTAGTTATCTCTTTTGTAATACCTTCTGCATCATGTTGTTGTATATTTACTAAAGCTGTTTCCAAGTCTTTTGCAAAGTTTGGAATAACGAAAGCTGGGTTGTAAGAAGTATTAACATTAGATAAAAATCTATTTAATTTAGATAAAGTTCTAAATGCAACATGATGTGTTTTAGGTTCGTAATGATGTTTGAAAGATCTGGACATACTTTCTCTGTAAAAGTTTACGTAAACTTGTTGACCATTCTCTTTTATTGCAATCTGATGTGGGTCCATAGGCTCTGCTTCAGTAGTTATTTCTGCAAAATTTTGCTGTAAATCTGTAGCCAACGCATCGTTTATAGCCGTGCTACCATCAGACTGTTCTTCTTGACCTCTTAATAATCTTAAAAGACTTTGACCTACCTTATTTCTTTCTGATCTATCTATCGCTCTTTGGTTTTGCGCAATAACTGATGCAAAAATATTTTCTGCATACTTAATACCACGACCTCTGGCTACTTTGTCCTCCCTTCCTAAAGCGCCAAAGTAATTAGTTGTTTTACGTAATGTATTCTGTCTATCTTCTTTCATCTCAACATCAATATCTAAATCACCACGTAAAGGCACATAGTATTTAAACCTAGCACCCTCTTGATGCTCATCGTATTCTGCTTTATCTATTAATCCACTTTCATATCTAATATTATTAGTGCTATTAACTATTCTTCTAGTTTGTTTATTAATAAATTGAAAAATATCTTTATTTGACTGATCTAAACTGTCAAACCAATCTAATATTACATCAGCTTCAGCCTTTGATAATCCTGAACCATTAGGTCTGGCATAACGATTTGCTATATCTATATTTCTCTCTTTTGCATGCATAGCGTAAAGATATATATCTGTTAAAGCTAACTTAACATCTATTGAAGAGTCTATAGTTTTGTTAACTAATCCCTCTCCTTGTTCTTGCGCAGCGGCTCTAGCAGAGGCATTTTTTAATTCTGTTAATTTTTCATCTGAAACTTTTATTTTTTTTATTTCTTCAATAGTTGGCTTAACGATAGTTTCTTCTAAATCAGTTAATTTATCTCCTATAATACCTGAAGAATTTACCTCTCTTAGATAAGGGTCCATAGCATCGGCTATTGTGTAGCCTTTATCACGCAACTCATCCATCATTGCACCAACAGGTTGAAAAGAGTCTTGATATTTTTGCACTATTTTTTGTGCAGCCTGCGCTCTAGTATTGCCAAATAAAAATGACTCAGGCACTACTTTTAATCCTTTAGCTAAAATACCTGCTAAATTGTTATATCTTATATTTAACTGAGCCTGTGCAATGTCACGATCATTTTGCTGTGCCTGTCTCTGCCTTTCACTAGATGGTGTTGCCCTTATTCTTGAGCGTCTAGTCTCAGGAACTCCGGTAGAATCTCTTCCAATTCCGCTGTCATCTCCGGTATTCCTTCCGGAAACATAAGGTCTAGATAATTCTGTCTCGTAACTGGCATCCCTACTGAATTGAGATATTGTATCAGAGGGTCTTGCCCAACTTGGTTCCGTAAATCCATCTGGGGTAGCATTTATTATCTCCTGTCTTGTTTGATCTAAAGTTAATCCACCGTCAATGTATGAGTTCCAAATTGAATTTATTTTTTCTACATTTTGTTTTTGATTTTTAAATGTATCTGGAAATAATCCTCTTATTGGTTCCCATGTTATTGATTGCATTTGTCTTGGCAATACGCCTCTTTGCTCTGCTGCCCTAGCGTATGCATCAGCAATTAATCCATACATACCTCTAGCGCCTGTAATAGAAGAATTAGGTATTACACCATATATTTTTGACCTACCCTCTCCTGTATAAACACCAAAGTTATGATCAACTTCTACAGACTTGCCACTCAAAGGTTTCAAAAAAGCTACTGCTACAGCATGCGTATCTATTGTAGAGTGTCCATCAGGTGACATTGGTGATATCATATTGTTATAAAAACTTCTTACTTTATGCCTATCCCCTAATATTATTGATATTTGTTGTAAAGATTGATCACCTCTTAACTCTAAAGCCTGCACTGCTGAGGAAATTTCCTTATTTGAACCCCAGCCTGTAAGTTTTTTGTTTCCATCTTTTCTTCTTGCATAATCTAAAAACTGACCCTCAGGTGTTATTATTCTATGACCTCTATCATTATATGTTTCATCAAATATTCTAATCCACATTGCTTTATGTAAAGAATGATTTAAATTATCTAAATTAGTAGAGTTTCTTTTAGGATTACTAATATAATTTAATGCTTCTTTATATACAGGTTTACCATAAATCCTTTTTGCAGTTTTCATCATCTCTGGTGTAAATTCTTTATTGCCATGATTTCTGCTTATATCTAATACACGCTCTGCTAAAGAAACATTCATGTACCAATCTTTTTGTGGCGATTGGGTTGCTATAGCAGCAGCCACTACTTCAGGAGGATAATTATACGTTTTTGAAAACCTGTCTATAATATCTCTGGCGCCATCATACCATAACGAAGATCTGCCTCTAAACTGTTCAGGATAAGTATCATGAACAAATAAAATATTATTTGTCATGGCCTGTATGTGATCTTCTATTATTTCTTCATTTGAAAAGTTTACGTAAAGTTTTGAGTTACCTGATAAATTATATCCTTTAATCAAATTAGCGGCTTGTTCAGATAATCTAGAATCATTTTTAATTATATCACCATTTATAAATAATAAATTAGTGGATGGATCTACTTCTCTTGATTTTGCTGTAGGAAATCTTGTGCTAACTGTGTGTTCCTGTCCCACTGCTCTTGTTCTAGATCTCATGGTTCTTTTTGCATCAACACCACGTTTTTGGTTTATGCCATCTTTGTAAGCCTGATCATATTTCTTAGCTTGATAAGTCTCTGGAACTCTTAACTCGTAGAACATAGCCGCCATGGTCCCACGGAAAGGATCATTGATCCAATAACCTGTAGCACCAGACTCTTTAATCATTCTTTCTTTGGCAGTTGTTATATAATTAACACGACCAGTTGGGTCTTTGATATCAGGTCTATTTTTATCTAATTCTGCATTTGCTGCATCGTTGAATTTTTCTGGGTCTGCTTCCCAATCATACATACCTTCATATGGCACATCTACTTCGTATATATTATCTCCTAAATTTTGTTCCGGATTATAACCATTAGGATCAGATATATTCACAGCAAAATAGCTTCTAGCAGGATATCCCTCAAAAGTTCTTCTCCTCTCTTCTCCCCGCATAAATAAATTTGACCTTTGTTTTTCTGGGTCTATGCTTTGCAAGCCCTCGATAGGAGAGAAGTGTGTTAGCTTGACTGTCTTTTGCGGAGATAACTCAGGTTCCCTCCTTTCTTTTGTCGGTTCAATCGTGCTTCGTATAACGCTGCGTCTTCCATCTCTTCTTGCATCTCTTCCTCGGTCAGTTGCATCATCTCTTGTTTCACTAAATCGTTCATCTTCTTGAATTGCTCTTTCATCTATTGCTCCTTCTATATTATTAGCTAATCCCTCTGTTTGCACAAAATCAGATAGTAAAGTTATCTTTTGATCTGCGTATATTGTTTCTTCAGCTTTATTTTTACTATTTCTATTATGATCTCCAACAGCGTCACTGTAGTTAAGCCATGAGTTTTGCCCTCTGGTTTCTGTGGTCATAGCTCTAGCGGCTAACGGGGTATACATACGGCTATGTGCCTGCCAAGCATTTTCTTCGCCTCTAGCTGAAAAAGTAGCCCCCTCTAATGCGTGACCAAAATAATCATGAACTATTCTAAATAAATCATTATACCGAGCATCACGACCATCAATTATCTCACCAGTTGTCTGTAATAGTGGGTTATCTGCTATATCTTGGTCTGTTATAGCATCACTACCAAAGCCATCGTCTGTAGCAAAAACCCACATGTGATTATTACTAATATCTTCTAATAAATCTTTAGATGCTCTTGGGTATGGGTTTGCTTGATTTGGCTTAATAAACTCTATTTGTATTCCTGTATCTTTTATAAATAGCCATTGATTGAATGTTTCATCAGCCATAGCTTTGTATGCCTGTATTACCTCTGGATTAGTTGGGTCATGCTTTGCTTCATCAAAATCTTTAGCTATTCTTCTAGCCAACTCTTCGTCTACTTGTACGTATCTATCCGGCCTTGTATTAGGCATACCTATCGATTGTAAATATCTAGACTTAACAACATGCGCTATAGGTAAGGGTCCTATAGAACCTCTGTGTAAATCTGGCAATCTATCAATAATTATACGTGACCTACGTGGCTCAGTAACAGTTTCAGGATCATCCGGCTTTCTATCTCTTCTGCCTATCTGCTTTTCTATCTCTGTTGTGCCTATGTTTTCAAATATCTGATCTGCTTCTGTAAAACCCTGATCCGCATGCGAACCAAATATAGACTTAAAAAATGCAACAATTCTGTCAAATAGACTCTTAGGTTTACCGCCAAGTTTAAGTTTGTTGTCAGTATAATCTCTATACATTTCTGCAATAGCTTCTTCAATTATCTGATCCTCTGGCATACCGGTCCGCATATAAGCATGACTAGCTCTTTCATAATAAGTGTAACTTCTAGTAGTATCCTTGCCCTTTGATCTCTTGACATACTTTCTAGTCATAGCCGCTCTTGTAAGTATGTCGTATTCTTGTTCTGTAAATACATTTAAACTTTTTAATGCATGTATTACTTCATGGTTCATAACACTAGCAAGTTTTTGCTGTAACTCAGCATCAGTCATATTAGGATCGTATATTTCCATAGCCAACGCTATAATACGTTTACCATCAGGCGATACCTCTTGTATCCCCTCAGTAATACCTATGTCTTCTCCTCTGGCTAAATCTTCTGTAAGCTGAACCTGATCTAATAAAGGTTTACCCTCTAATCTAACATCAGTAAGACCTATCCTATTAAGCTCTGCTCTGAGAGCATCAAGCACACGCTTTTGCTTTAATACATATTCTGGAGTTTCTTTTGTTTTAGGGGCTTGATCAAAGACCTTTTTGGGTGCAAGTGATGGTGCTATTCTTCTTGCTTGTATTGTTTGTTGGCCTTCTACAGCTTGATTTGCTTTATTTTCTAAATTAAAAGCCTCTAACTGCACATCACTATATCGTCTCTGTAATATATCTAACTGTTGATTTAAAGTTTCAAAGTTTACAGGATCATTTACAAGTTGCTCTTGTTGCTTTCTTAATTTATTTTCTGCATCTCTAATTTGTCTTGCTCTTTCTGATAAAGCACTAGCTTGATCTATAAAATCTAAATTAATATCTACCTGACTCCTAGGTGAATATTTACCTTTTCCATCATATTGCAATACACCAGAGCCAAGCATTTGCGCTAAAGCACCATCAGCAATATCATCTGGCATTTTTTCTTTAAATAATTTTTGATATACTCTTTTTACTGCGGCTCTATTGATTACTTTTTGTTTTAGTACATTTTCTTGAAACTTAATTACTTTTTCTTTTGTTTCTTGTGTAATGCTATCTGCTTCTATTTCAGCTTCTGCAACTTCTTCTAATAATGGTTCTTTATTCAAAGTAGGTTTTTGTAAAATTTTTTCTCTTAAAGATGCTTCAGGCCCAACAACTTCTTCTAATTCTTGCATTGTTACTGGATCATCTACAGGTATACCTTTTTTTAGTTCTATTCTCTGTTTACGTATTTTAAATGCTTCATCATCTGGCAAACTCTCTAATTTCACAGGATTATATGGCGTTGTAGCCTCTCTCGCAGCTTGTAATGTATCTTCAGTATTTTTTCTTTTTTTATTTTCTTGGGCATCAACTGCTGACTGATTGTCTATATCAGTAACAGGATCACCAGATGGAAGAATAATAGGAGCATCAGGTGCAGGCAAACCAAGGCCCGGACCCTCTATTAGTTTTATTTGTTTATCTTCTTGAGTTTTTAGATAATCTTTGGCATTTTGCGCCATACTAGCGTTTTCTCTAGCAGCCTCATCCGCATCATCATCTAACTCTTGTTGTTTTTTATCTAGTTGTTTAAGTTTTCTTCCTCTTATACTATCTAGTATAAGGCTTAAAGCAGTACCCGCACCTCCGCCATACACAGCGTCATCGTATGCACTTTGTCCAACCTGAACATCTGGATTGTAAATGCCCTCTTCAATTAAATCTTGAGCTATGCCTGCAAGTAATTCTTGTGTTCCCTCAGCAACACCAGCAGTTAAACCTCTTCTTATTCTGCCGCCTATTGTTTTAATAGCAGCATCTCTGTCTTTTTTACTAACCTTCTTTAATATTTTTAATCCAGCGCCTAAACTTCTGCTTAAAGCAGCAAAAGGTATAGCCTCTGATGTACCAACTAAAGCACTTAATAAAACAGCATCTGCTTTTTGTGAACCATCTATAATACCGCCACGTTCTAAAAAGTTAGCTATTCTATTCATTTGATCTTGCGATTGGACCGCAGCACCTTGTGTTGCCGCTGTACCAAATCCAAGCCCAGCAACAGTTTTGGCTCCAGCACCTAATAAAGATGCACCTTTTGCAACTGCTGTGCCGGGTATAAAAAATGATGCTAAAGAACCAAATGCTTGTCCTGATTTACTATAAGCACTGTCGTTAAGATCAAAAGTATCTGCTATAGCTCTACTTGCACCTCGAGAAAAGTCTTGTGCAGCTCTGCCTATATCGCTTTCACCGGGGGCAACATCAAAGCCTAATTTTTCACCTACAGATTCGCCTAATGAAGCTATACCACCGGGTACTTGTGCTAAAGATTGAAAAAATCCTCCTGCTATACCTTTGGGTATATCAATAAGACTTCCTTTTTCTTCTTCTGTTTCAGGAGCTTCTAATAAAACACCATCTTCTCTAGCAATATAATTTTGTATGAATTGGTCTTCTGCTGCAGTGGGCCTGTTACCAGCTATTAATATAGGGTATGTTTTACCAGTTAAGTTACTTTTTACATTAATTGTACCCATTTATGCGCCTTTAAGATGGTATGGCTGTTGCAATAGGTAGATCTATACCATAATCCTCTTTTAGAAGATTCATTAAATATCTTTCTTGTGCCGCTAATTGATTCCTAGTTTTATCATCAAGTTCTGATTTAATATAAGCCAAGTCACCGGGCTTACCATAAAGCTGCTCTCTAGTTTTATTAAGATTGCTCATGATATCACTTGCAGTTAACTTGCCTTTCTTTCTGCCAGAAGCAATCTTTGCTCTAGCATTTATTAAATCAACAACACCTTCTTGATATCTTTTATTAGCATCTCTGTAGGCTTCTAGGCCCGTAGAAGCCCCTTCACCTACTGCCTGACCCAAAGTTGGCGCATCTGATGCTAAAATACCAAAACCTGCCTGTGCGATAGCTAAAGCCCTATCTAAGGCTCTTTCCTTCTGCAGACCCTTTTGTAAATTTAAAATATCTTGTTCTACAGAATCAGATACCAAAGGTATTATGTCAGGCTCTATCGTGTAATTAGGAACATTACCTGCAACTCCTGTATTTTTAGTAGTAACGTCTTTTGATATATTCTCTACATCAGCATTTTCATCTATCTTTGCTTTATCTTTTTCTTCCATCTGTTTGATTATATCATCTGCAGATTTACCAGTACCAGCAAAGCCACTAGATGCTTTTATAACACCACCTTCAGCCATAGATTGTGGCTCAGCTATTCTGTTACCTAAAGCCGCTAACCCTGATCCTAGTCGCCCTCTATATGGTTGCATAGGACTGCCACCAAATCCCATCGATCCAAATCTTGGCCTATCTATAACTGCAGGTCTAGCCATTATTGGCCCACCTTTACCGCCAAATCCGGGAAAAGGTCCTCTAGGCCTAGGTATTCTAGGAAAAGGCCCTCTATCTGTAAATCCGGGCGGTTGCTGTATAGGCATAGGTCTAGTTATTTGTGGTTGTTGCGCAGCTTGATTTTGTTGATCTTGTAATAATTTAGAATTTTGCATTGTAGCTTCTTGTATGCTTTGCAATGCTTCTGAATTTTGACTTACGCTATCAGCTATACCTTCTATAAGCCCTCCTTCTGCATAAGAATCAACTTCACCGCCCATCTTCATAGTTTTAGGCATCATAGATCCTATGCCGCCTGATTCGACACTGGCAGGCGCCATAGCCTCTGACATGCCCATCATGCCTGATTGAGGCACACCTGCGGAAGCAACAACCTCTTCTGCAACTGTAGGCATATTTTTTGCCTGTCTAGCTTCAAACTCACCCTTTACTCTTTTTCGTCTGTTTAACTCAGACAGTACAAGAAACTGAGGAGCAGAGCCGCTAGGCTGTTGCATTTCTTTTATTAACTGATCTTCTGAAAAATTTTTTAAATCATCTTGTATTTGTAAAACATTCATCATCCGCCTGTTAATCCTCTATATAACCCTAAACCTGCTATACCTGTACCTAGTAGGTCCTGTATAGGATTGTATTGTTGAAATTTAGTAGTTTCTGTAGATGGTTGCACAGGAACACCACGCAAAATAGATGATAAGAATGTTAAATCTTCTCTTGGCATATCTCTTTGTCTTATAAAATCTTCGTATGCTAAGTCTAATCCTGCTTGTTCTCTTGCCTGTCTATCTTTAGCAATCTTTTCTAATAACTGTGCAGATTCTATATCACCAGCTCTTGCTTTTTCACCTAGAGCAGCAAGCTGCGCTGATTGTCCAGATAAACTCTCTGCCGCTGATAAACCTTGCCTCTCAGCAGCTAACCTTGCATCTCTATCTGCTCCAAATTGTTGCTGTGCTTGTTCAAAAGCCTTTTGCTGACCTACAGCTTGTATTTCACCTAGTTGTCTTTGCAAGCCTTCACCAGCAAGAGCTTGTGCAACAGCTTGTCTAGATCCACCAAACGCACCTGCTTGTACGGCATCAGCATCTCTACCTGCTTGCTGTCTATTAAAGTCTAATATTGCTTGTTGTTTTTGCACATCTAATACGTTTTGTATGTAGGGTGACATGTACTTTTGTGCCTGTGCAGAATCAAAGTCCTGAGATTTGAATCCGATGCCTTCTAACGCTCTTCCCATACCAGCCATTGTTCCAGATGTCGCTTGCCCTAATCCGGGTATACCGCCCTCTGCCACGCTTCTAGCTATTTCTCTTGATCTTTGTGTATCTAAATTTTCATCTGCAAGTCTTTGCCCTTGATATGGTGTATACTCTCTTTTTGATTCAGCCTCTGCTCTTTTTATCATATCTATAGCATATGGCTCAAAGTATTTAGGTAATGAGCTTTGTACTATATTTTGTTCTGTTGGCTGTTGTGGTCTTGATCCGCCTTTACCCATTATTTATCTCCATTCTATAAGCTATATATTCTGGTTCCCAATTATATTTTTTTAAAATCTTAGACCATGCTTTTCTTCCATAGCCCTCTAAATGGCTACAGCCACAATCTTTTGCAAAACTTGTTAATCTTTCCATAGCTATTGGCAACCATTCCATCATTCTTTTGCCACCTATCCAATCCATAGCCATAGCTTTTTTATTTGGATATTCTATTATTCTAGTTGTTATTGCTGCTATCACCTTTTCATCTTTCTTATTATCTATAATCAACCAAAGATTATAATATCCTTCATTTAAATGTAGATAAATATCATCAATGTGATATTTACCTGCGCTTGTTACTATGGCTTTGTTAAGCATATTGCTAACATCACCCCAAACTATGTCTATTGCCTCACGAGGCACTGCTGTGCAAATCATGCAGGCAACATCATCTCATCAGGTATAGCAGGTGGCTGTGCTTTGCCACCAGTTCTTAGTTCTCTAACTCTATCCATCATATCTTCTAATTTATTAGCACCTGCATCTGAGGAGCCGTTTCCGAGGCCACTAACAACGTCAGCAGGAACGACAAACTCGCCATCAGAAAGTAATACATCTTGATCTCCTTCCATAGAGGCAGGTATCATATCAGCCATGCCATCTCCTGCACCGCTAACCATACCATCGCCCTCGCTAGGAATAGCTGGTATTTCACCAGATTCAACTCTGTTAATTAAATCTTGTAACGCTTCTTGACCAAACTGAGCTACAAATTGTGCTAATATTACACTTTGTCTGTCAGTGTCTATTATTTCACCTTGTAAAACGTCAATAGTGCTACTAATTAATTCTTTATCGTTCATTCCTTGGTCTGTCATACCACCAATGCCCACATCCATAGCCATGTCCATAGCATTAACTTCGCCACCTTCTGCAAGAGCAAAAACAGGTCTATCTTTATCTTCTTTTTCCTCATCTATTTCGAAATTACGAGGTATTCTGTAGTTAAATTCACCCTTTTTACCAGCGTCATACCCAAACTCAGGAAATACAGATGTGTTCTTTATAGGCATGCCTCTTGGCATCACTGGGTCTTCCTTTTCTTCTCTATATTTAGGCATTATCATTGAATCTGCAGCTAAACCACCTATACCAGCACCTATGGCTTCTGGCCTTGTTAACGCTGCACCAAATGATGGCGCTCCTATTGCTTCTGTTGCTATTTGACTTGTTCCGCCTGTCATAGCTGAAGGAAGCGCTGATCCGCCTGCTGTTGCAGATAAGTTAGTAGGATTAGCCCCAAATGCACTAGATCCACCTATAGCACTACCAATACCTCCTAAAGCAGCACCTGTTAAAACGTCTTTTGTATCACCACCTTGCAATAAAGAACCTAAGCCACCACCTATTGCACTGGCTACCATAGGGTTTGCAACAAGACTTAACCCTGCCGGTCCTAATATTGCTGGTGCTGCTAAACTAAGTATTGCTGATAACATGTTACGCTCCTAATGCTTTCATTCTATTAATTAAACGCTCTGCTCTGTTAGGCACTTGTGTTCTCCATTTCGAGTCATACATCTGATTTGCGCTCTCAGTAAAGTCCATAATTGATATACTTGCTCTAAGTTTACTAAATTTACTTAGTCTTGTGTACCCCAAATTGTACATCATATTAGATAAAATTAATTGAGCCTCTTCTGGCAAGTCATCAAAGTTGTCAAATAAATTTTTACAATCTGTTATAGTTCCTTGAATATCACTTTCAAAACAGCTATTTACACGCTCTTCACTTACAGGTGTGCCTACGGGCTGCCCGTATTCTGGATCAGAATCAAGAACCAAATGGCCAATCCCAAAAGTAGGCAGGTTAAGGTGATCCAAGTAAATTGCATATACTTTCCCTTCATCGGCTTCTAATTCTTGTCTTAATTTATCAATGTCCATAACTACCTCCAAAACTTTACGTAAAGTTTTACTTTTTGTGCGCTTTCCTTATGCTTTCTTTGCCTTTTTTAAATATACTAGCTACTTTATTTTTACCCATCACCTTTGCTCTTTGCTCGCCAACTGTAAGTATCTGTATCTTTCTCGCAAAAGGTTTACTGACTTTTTTAACTTTTGCAACCGTAGCTCTTGCGTCTGCTTCTGTGGCAAACTTGATACCAACTGTGTCTTTTGGGTTCTCATCTGTGTATAAGCGTCTACCAGAACCTTTTGGTTTCTTTCCTGTTCCAACTTTAGGGTCTCTTTTTTTAGCCATTTTTCTTCTTATCCTAAAAAGTCTATCTGACATTATTTTTTCTTAACTGTCTGCTTTGCTCTTCTAAAGTTTTTAGCTGTAGGTGCGCCTTTTGCACCTTTCTTTCTCATCTTTTCACCGCTACCAGCTTTTATTCTTCTTCTCTTAGCTTGTATATTCCTGTATAAACTCATTTAGTAAGACCTTTCTGCTTTTCATATGTTCTGAGTCCTCCGATGCCAAGCATGCCGCCAAGGACAGTTAAAAGTGTACCCATATCAAAATCCGGCAGCTCTGGTAATTCTGCACCAGCAAAACTTGCACCAAATATAATTAGATCTTTTACGATAAAGTGATATGCAAAAGCAATCGCACAGACCCACCCAACTGCTGGGCGCCAGCCGCCTTTAAATATAGAGCCACTCGCTGCCTCTGCTTTGTTAATCTCTAACTGAGCAAGCAAAGCCTCCTGAGCATGTTTTTCAGACATGGTAGCTATTTCGTGAGCCAACTTAGCCTTTTGATCTGCATCAGGTATAAACTTATCTAATAATCCTGTAACTGGTCCTATAAGAGCTTGTAACATTAATATACCCTCACTTTCTCTTCATTAACCTGTGGTACAAGTTTGCATATACATTCATATGTAATAGTCTGCCCTGTATCATTTTTATACTGCTGTTCATTTAAATACTTCGTATAATATATACAATCTGCAACTGATTTAAAATATATAGATCCCTGCGCCATTCCACCAAGATAACATGCCAATGCAAACGCTGTCATTATAAAGCACTCTGTGGCGTTCTAACTACAGCAAATTCTTGTATGCTTGCAATAACATGCAACCTATCTACATGTCCCGGTGTTACCTTAATTATCTCTCCTGCATTCAAAATAAGATCTCTTGTTAAAAGCTCAACACTAGTATTTGCGGCTATATCTTTAACTTGAAATAAATTAAAAGTTTGATTTGTTACTGCTCCTGCGCCATTTAATCCATCGCCAGTTATGGTAACTGTAATAGTTGATGCGCTACCAGAATCATTAGAAACTATTATAGAGTTTATAACAGATTGATTAAAATCAGCGTTAGATGGTGCTGTGTATAATGTTTTCGCATCAGTGTTTGTAGTCAAATCTATTTTGGCGTTTGTTAATCCTTGAACATATTGTGGGATACTTACAACTAACATTATCTTCTTCCATCTTGCACAATATTTACTTGAGGCGTTCCTAATTTAAATTTCGTACCTAACTCCGTGGCCTCCACACGCAATGCAAAGGTTCTGCCTCTAACTCTTACATCTAGCTTTTCTGTATATACTTCTACAGGTGTAGTGGCTGTTCTTTGTGATGTGTTGTTGTCATCTGTCTGCGTAAATCCAGATCCTGAGTGCGTTCTTGCCTTTATTGTAAAATCAACTTGTGGATTAACTGATGTAGATCCTGCAAAATTTACATCTGGTATTATTCTATTTATAAAACCAAATCTGCCTGCATCACCAAGTGTCATAGGGGCAGATTCAACAAATGATGTCATTGCTGTTCCATCATCATCAAATCCTGTTTCATGGTTAAATAAATTTTGACCACCTGTTGCTAATGGTAATGTTCTAATACCTCTATCTAGCCAAGCCTGTCTTGCTAAAGAACCAAAATACCATACATTTTCTAAATAATTGTATATAACATATTTATCTATTTCAGTGCTACTTGCGCTAGGATAAAACCACCATATTTCGCTAAACTCAGTATTAGCTCCGACATGAACCTTATCACGCTCTTCTATATTTAAATCAAGAAAAACTTTATCTTTTACACTACATGGTAACTGCTGTGTCTGCCCATTATATAAATAAAACGTATCAACACCCATCCAATAAACACTGTCGTCAACAGCAATAGCAGAAGCTGGACTCATTATTGTTATATTTTTAGATAGCTCTTTTATACCAAATGTAAATGGCGGCCCAATAAATCTCATAGAATGTAATGTTTTATTAGTATAAACTAGTATTTGCTCTTTAGTTTCTACAGCTTGAACAAACTCAGAGCCACCACCTAACCTAATATCACCTGCCGTATTGGTGGTTGTAGGAAAAAAATCCAAGGGATTTTCTTGTGATGAAAATCTTATTAACAATGGATCTTGCACACCATCTCCATCTGTATCAGTTAAACTAGACCCTAAACCATCACAACCAAAAACTATAACATGCCTGTCTTGATCCGAAACTATTATTTGTTTTGCGACTGTGGGAATACTTGTTTTTGTTCCTAATCTAGTATTAAGTTTTACTGCTCTAGTCCCTGTTCCATTTGTTTTGTCCCAATAAAATAAACCACCATCTCTTGGATTTATTATAATATCTTCACCAAAATTATCATGTGACCAAAGCCTAATTTGCGCACCCGGTACTGTAACCGATGCTGCATTTCCCCATCCAACAAAGTCATTAGCAGAATCGTCATTGCCTACAGCTAATCTTACAAGCGTGTTATCCGTATGCGTTGCTGCAGTTGTGCCACTGTGACCTCTTGTTACATTTAAAGTATCATCGTCAGTATCTCCAGCTACAAGCATAAGCTCATTATCCACAAGAATAACATCTCCAGCATCTGTAATTCCTGTTTCATCATCAACTGCTATGCCGGTCTCACTGGTGTCTAAGTTTTCGTTAAGTTGTGTAGCCAAAGCCCCATCTGTTGTTCCGCTCCACTGACCTGCACCCCATCCTGTTCCACCAACAGTAACATCAAGGCCCGTATTAATTTGAAATACTAACTCAACACTACCGCTACTTTTTGCCGCTCCTGTAGCAACACCAGAGGCATTACTTCCAACATCAATTTTAAACGCATTAGAGCTAACGATTTCTATTATTTGATGTTCTTTCCCATTAGAGTCTCCAATAGCAGAGGCGGCTATCCCACCAACTGCAGTGTCAGCATTTGATATTGTAACAAAATCATTTAAATTTGCCCCATGTGCTGATGCATTTACTATGACCTGTGATTCAGTGCCTGTGGTTGTGTTTGTTGTAAATGTAACATTTGTATTTATTGTTTGTCTTTCAGGGGTTATATCGTTAAATGTTTGCCCCTCTTCTATGTAATATTTTAAATGTGTGCCGATTCCAAGAAAATCAGAGCCGTCTAACGCAACCCAATTAAGAAGTCTTCTTGCACTACCTAAATATGTATTAGGACTAAACTTTGACCAACCACCTATTTTTTCTGGTGACCCTATTCTAAATCTAATTTTATCTCCATCAACAAATCCGCCCTCATTACTGAATGGAGTAGTGTCTGAAGATATACCGGGTTTAAACATTAATTTATTTAATGGCATTAGAACGCCCTCGTTGATAAAGTTCCAGTATAAGCACTAGTATCGATACTTCCAGTGCCACTATTAACATTTGCTAAAGCATATGGCCTTGCTGGAGTAAAACTACTATTACTTCCAGATATTGTCATAGTTACATTAAAAGATCCATCAGTAGAATTGGATACATTTGCAAGTGCGGTTCCACCTGATGATGCAGTATCGCCATTTAAAACTGTGCCACTTAATGTGCAACTTATACTTAGATTATTTGTAAAAAGAAATTTACGATCGTTGCCCGATCTTACATATCTCCACCAAAGTCTTAATGCGCCTGAAAAATTTAATTGATGATTAGTTGTACCAGAGTATCTGTTATGACTACTCACAGATCCACTATATTGATAAATACCTATATTGGCATATTCATCCATACGTAATCCACTTACTGTATTAGGTCCTATTGTAGCTATATACAATGCATAATTATTACCAACTGGAGAAGAACCTCCTTGCGCTGTATCGCCAATAAATCGAGCAGCATTGTTCCCATCGCTAGTATTAATATTATATCGAGTACTAGATGCAGAAGAAGTTCCAAAAATAGTTGATGCGTTTGGTGTATCTGCTCCAACTGTTATTGTTCCTTGAGAATCTATGGTATTTCCATTATAAGAAAAAGTACCAGTACGATCTATATACTTCTCAACAGTTAAGTCCGTGGTTATATTAGACACGACTATTGTTGAGCCATTAGAATTATCAAAAGTTGAAGTTCCAAGATGGCTTGTTGATGATTGAGTTACATTTGAAGTTTTCAAAGTAGACTGTATATTACCACTACCTTTTAATTCCAATGTAGTGCTTGAATTATTTGTTAGAGGTGATCCATTAGGATTGGCTATGTCATTGCCATTAGTGTCAAGTATTATTTTTTTATGTGCTGAGTCATTATTTATTTGTAAATTACCTGAAACAGTTTCTGTTAATTTAAATAATTGAACTGGTAATTTGCTTTTTGCAGTACCAGCTATATCATTTAAAACCCCAGAATTGCTATCTAACACAGATTGACTTATCTCTGTAAATCCAACATTTGAAACTAAAGGTATTGACATTTATCACCTAAAACTTAACTGTTTCTGTAAATGAAAAGCTAGTCCCGTTAAATAATCCAAGAGCAAAATCTACACTATCTCCTAAAGAAATACCTGTTGAAACATTACTCCCAGATAAAGCTGTGCTTCCATCACCAGCATTCCAATTAATTGTTATTTTGTTTGCTGAAGTTTTTTTATCAATAATAACATATTGACCAGCCACTAAATTATCAGTTTGTACGTTTACTGTTTGAGTGCCACTAGAAACTACAATTTGTTGATAAACAGATGTAGCTCCACCTGCTATGACATTTAACGTACCTGAGATTGTAGCAAGTGATTTGACCTCAACTAAATTTTGATTAACGTAAGTACTAACATCCGTGACAGCCGCCTGTACCATCGTGCCACCGTCATTTAAAACAATTCTATCTGCATCAACTATAGTAGTAGCTGTTGCTGAAGTATCTCCATCAAGTATATTTAATTCTGCTCCTGTAGAGGCTACTTTTGTTCCACCAGAGGAAAAACCATCAAGAAGATCTGTGACCTTTGCGCTTGTGCCTGCTCCATCTGCAAATATTAATCCTTTTGATCCATTTGGTATTGAAACAGTACCACCTGTTCCATCACCTTGTCTAAAAGTAGCTGTTTGACCAGAATTGTTGTGAACAAAATACATCTTATCTTGATCGTTAGGTGTTATTGTTATTGTGTTTGTGCCAGATGGCGTTCCTCCTAGTACTAAAACTTTATTGCCGCCCTCAGATAATGTTCCATCGCTAGTTGTTAAATTATGTGCTGTACCAGATAAAGTTATGGCTCCTACGCCATTAATAGCCCTGTCAATTAAATCAAAATTATTATTGGTAGTAGTTCCCCAAGCTCCTGCCTGTTCACCAGCTCCTATTTTTTCTATACCTAAGTTAGTTGTGTATGTACTTGCCATTTTTACCTCACTGTATTTCTGTCCAAGTCTCTGATCCAGATGGTGTTATTTCTGTCCAAGTCTCTGTGCCGCTTGGCGTTATCTCAGTAAACGTTTCTGTTGCAGTGTCTGTAACAACTGCTACATATAGTATATCTCCAGACGCTGTTTTTGTAAAATTTATTTGCTGAGAAGATGTCCCAGCAGTTATAAAATTACCTTGAGTAGTTTTTGAAAAATTACTATCTAAACTTGCAATAGCCTCTTTTACAAAAGCTATATTTTCTGCTGTAGTTGTAAAATTACTGCTTAAGTCAATGTTTCCGCTAGCTTTGGTGCTAACTTCTGCAGTTTGAGTAAATATTCCACTTATATTAATTACACCAACTAATGTGCCTACAGCTACAGTAGCAGAAGAACCTATGGCGCTCATTTCTGCTGTTGCCGCTTGTACTACGCCACCTACATCAGCAATAGCTGCATCAGCAATAGCAGAGTGACCCAACATTAATCGGCATCCTCTATCTTGTTGCCTTCAGCTACCCATTCAAGGATTGCTTTATACTCTGCGTTTCTAGGGTCTAATGGTACACACGAATTTTGACCATCTATTGTAGCCTTAATTGCACAATTTTTATTGTCACCATATTCATCCTTTATGTATTTTGCTGAAGCAATGTTTATATTATCCATTATATCTCCTATAACTCTGCTTTAAAATCAATTGTACAAGTAGTATCATTGTTAGCACCCATCTCACATGGTCTATTTGCAGTAGCATCGCCACCAGTAGTAAAAGATATATACACTTGTTCTTCGTTAGTTCTTTGAAAAGTTACATCTGAAACAGCACGACTAGCAGTTCCATCATAAACTCTAAAAGTTCCACTATGATCAATAGTTGGTGCTGCTCTCATTATATTAGGATATTGATATACTGCTCTTGAAGCATTAGCACCTAATACATAACCAATAGCTATGTTAAAATAGTTACTTGCTGCAGAGTCCCATCTGTGAAAATATCTCTGACACAAACGCAGTTCTTCCCCGAATGACCTATTCTCAAATGGTGTGGCTTGTCCTGCTTCTAACTGAACATTTGCAATATCAATAGTAAAAGTATTATTAACCTCTGCTCTATAATCAAAACCTAATTCAATAAAACTATCTTCATCATCACCTATAGTTTTTCCACTTATAGAGGGCATTGTAAATGTCACAGTATATTCTGCCCATGAAGTTGTAATTGCTTGACTTGACACAATAGCAGTTTCTACATCAGCACTTGGAGAGCCACCAGTTCCAAAGTCTTGTGTAATATTAACTCTTACAGTTCTACTTGCATCTGCTTTCATGTACCAACTTAATGTGCATAGTTGACCTGATAAAGTTCTCACATCTTCAATACGAGTTCTATCACTATTGTAACCAGTATTTGTAAAAGCAGTAGTTTGTGCATGACGAAAAAAATATTTTGGATTACTTGGAACATCTGTTTGTCCTAAAGCAAATTCTTGTCTGCTAACTGTCATAGCACCACCAGCACCAGTTGTAGACCTCCATCTGTCAGCACTAAAACCACTAACTGTTATTGAGGTTGCTCTTTGCCAACATTGGAATCCACCATTAATTACAACATTACGTCTACCACCAAGTTGACTACTGGTCAGAACTTCACCCATCTTTGCTAATTCTGCTGCTTTGGTCATCTATTCACCTTTTAGTGCTTTTACTTCTGCTTCTAACTTTTCTATTCTTGTCATTGCTTCTTGAAGCGCCTTTACTGCTTTCATGTAAAGTATAGAATAAGCTATTCCCTTTACCTTATCTTTTACTTCTTTTACATCTCCCACAGTTTTATCATCTGGAATATTATCGCCCTCTTCATAAAGAGTTCCAAATTCAGATGAGCTTTTTACATCTGCTTTACTTGGTGAATATTCCTTAATTAATTTAGGACTTATTTTTTCCATTTCTTGTGCGATGACACCTAGTTGAATTTTAGCTTTATCCTCACCATACTGTCTAACATCATCTTTAGCTTTATAGTTTATAAATCTAATGGCTTTTATATCATCCCATTGACTATTTGCATCTGTAATGTTTTGTTTAATTCTTATATCTGAGTATTGTGAAAAAGTACCATCATGGTTTCTCATATCACCATCTGTATATATATGCGCTCTTTCTGCTGTGCTATCTTCAAACTTCATAAAAAAGTTTGTATTGTCATCAGGTGATGCTTGTGAGAAGTCAAACATCATACCATAAGGATCAGATTGCGTGTTCTCTGCAAATATCATTATTGAACCATCTGTATGTGAATGAAACACATGGGCAGTAGTAGCACTTAATCTTGAATTAGTAACAGTATTATCTGGTGATGCTCTTAGAAAACCTTTATTAGCAATTCTCATTCTTTCTTTTATGCCATCAGAACCTCTTGTAATAAATCGTATATCAGCCCTATCACTTGCACTAGATGTGCTTTGAATTGCTGCTATTCCTGAACCAGATGACCTATGTACAAAGATAAGTCCCGTGCCTGTTTGAGTAGATGTATCATCGTGGTTTACTGTTTGAATACCTGCCCAAGTGTTTGAGTTTGTTTGATCGTATGCTGTTGCAAATGCTTGTGAATTTTGAATTTGTATGCCAGTGGTTCCTGCACTTCCAGAGTCATTATCTCCTATATCTAATGGGACACTTGGACTAGCAGTTCCTATGCCCACACGATTATTTGAGGCATCTACTTTTAATGTAGATGTATCAAATGTAGCATCACCTGTTACAGCAAGTGTGCTAGAAAGAGTTGCTGCACCAGTAACTCCTAGCGTACCACCCATAGTAACATTTCCATCAAACGTACCACCATCTGCTTTGCTTACAGTGTCTGCAGCACTAAAAGCATCAAAAACTATTATTTCTACTAGATCATCAACTGATGCTGCTTGAGTTAATACTATTTGAGTTCCACTTGTAGATGTGTAGTCTGCATCACCTAACTTTACACCATTTTGATATACATCAACAAAGTTACTATCTGTGTAACTTAATGTTGCACCCTCTGAACCTGCACCTGTAAAAATGGTTTGACCAGCGATAGCAGTATAAGTGTGCTTTCTTCTAACTCCAAATTGTGGACTGACTCCTATGTAGGGCATATTTACTCCGTTGGTTTATCTGGAAATTTAAAATCTTTATCCGTAATTGCTTTAAATTTTTTGGTTATATCTCTTAGTTCTTGTCTGTAATTTTTCCACTGTGTATCGTTTGATAAAGTAACATCTCTTGATTGTGTCCAATCTGTTTGAGTCAATAAGTTATTTCGTAAAAATCTTAATTCAGCTAAATCTCTTTCAGCTTGACCATTGTCCCATTTTTTCTCTTCAGCTTCTAACTCCTCTTGCTCTTTATCAGTAAGTTCAATTTCAATTCCATTTACATTTTTAATTCTATTTTTCATTATACAATACCATATAATTTAAAGATTCCACTAGCTATATCATCAGATGTGGCTTTTATTCTTATTGCATCAATAGTAACTGAATTTGATTCATATGCACCCAAAGATTGAGTCATTATATAATAAGTATCGCCAAACGCCCAAAAGTCACCATGTATGACAGTTCGTCTTGCTCCTCCTAAATTGTGAAACGTCAATGTACCATGACCACCACCTTTATTAGCAGTGTTACTTATTCCATGATAATTGTATCCAGCAAAATCATTAAAATAATTTACATCTGTCGCTGTCGTTGAAGTATTTGTGTATGACCTATGAGTTATACAATTATATTGGCTATTTCCATAATAAGATGAACCTGTATCGGAACTTACTAAAACACGAATATGTTTACCATTAGTTTCTGGGACAAAAGCATCTATTGTAATTTGATATCTTGGGTAAGTGCTATCTAAAACAACACCATTACTACCATTAACAAAATCAACGGTAGCAGTATTACTTGAAATAGTTATTGTTCTAAGAAGTTTTCTTGTGCCTGCACCTGTCACAGAGCCACTAAATGCAAATGTATCTGCTAAGTTTATGCCCTCTGCTTGTACTTTTGTTAATGCCATCCGTTACTCCGTTGGTTTCTCAGGAAACTTAAAATCTTTGTCTTTCATTGACTTAAAGGTTTTTGTTATATCTCTTAATTCTTGCCTATATTTTTTCCAAGCATCGCTCATTGTTACATCACCTAATGCCATATAATCTGTTTCAGCAAGTAATTCATTTCTTGCAGATCTTAATTTTAATAAATGTCTTTCTGCTTTGCCATCTAACCATGCCTTTTCTTCAGCATCTTTTATTTTTTCTTCTTCTGCTGTAAATTTTTGTTTTCCGCCACCTGCTAATTGATGATATCTAGCCATATTGTATCCTTAATTAAATCCATATAATTTAAATTTACCAGTGTGTTGACCACCACTAAGTTGAAATAATATACCTCTACAATAGTAAGCACTATAAGTTCCGGGGTCCATACCAACATGAAAAGTAAATGCTTTATGATTAGCATCTTCATCAGAAAAACTACCCTGACCATTAAATGCAACAGGGGCATCTGTAGTATTTACATTTTGTAAAATACCATGAAAAGCTCCTCCCTCTCCAGTAGTATTTCCTATTTCATCAGTTCCTATAACTCCATAAGAACTAGTGTAATTTTGCGATCTATATGCGGCTGTGCTTGAGTTCATGCCTAATTGAGAGTTTCCATAAGAATGATGATTACCTGATATTATGCTTCCAGCATCACCACTTGCAGTTGTTGTTAAATAAAATTTAACTTGTAATTGCCTTTCATCTTCTGTTGAGGTATGTATTTCATACAAAAAAAGATAGCTATCATATGTGCTGTTTATAAAAGAATTGTTAACAACAAATGTACCATCAGATGTACTTATAGCTTGGTCTACTAATTTTACTAAAGGACCACCTGTAGGTGATTGAGTAAAATTAACAACACCGCCACTTGATATAGAAATAGCATCTGTATCACTTGCACTACCAATATTACCTGCATCAGGTATAACTATATTGCCTCCGGGTGTAAATGTACCACCGCCTGTAATTGCGCCACTAAATGTACCTGTTGACGCACTTAATGCACCATTATTTGGATGACTTACTGTACCCACTGTCCTAAACAAGTAATATACAAAGATGTTATTACCTGAGTTATTTGATGGTGGAGCAGTAAATGTAAGTGTAGTTCCGTTGCTTACTGAATAAGCTACGGAGGGTTCTTGGATAACACCATCTACAGATACAAGTATATCTTCATCTGAACCTACTGAATGATCTAGGGTAAAGTTTTGATTAGATCCATTACCTGAAAATACAGATGCTGCTTTAGATGCTACAAATCTATTTGCTGCTGTGTTACCTATATATGGCATTAAGCTGTTATCTCCATTATTGATATAGTTATATCAGATGCTCCTGATGCAGCGAATGTAAGTTCGTCAGTGTCCTCTAATACAACCTTGTTACCAGCTAGTAATTCAAGAGATGAACCTACAGGCACTGGTGCATCTTTAATTAAATGAACTGTGTTATTAGCACCACTATTAGTTCCACTATGTGTTCTGCTGGCTGTATCTGATACAAGTTTTACTGATACAGTGACTTGGCTTGTCGTTGTGTTAGCAACCATAATTCCTAAAACTATTGTTGCAACAATCGAACCACCTGCAACATATATTTGATCTTCAGTTGTTATCCCTTGTGCTGTAACTACTTTAAATGTATTTGCCATGTTATTATCCTAACGCTATTGCTAAAGCCGTTGCCTCATCTGCTGCTGCCGAAGCAGACGTTGCACCTATATCAGACAATACTTCAGAGGCACTTCTGCTTTCTAAACCATTTGCAGTAAATCTTGCAAACTCATCATCTGCTACACTAGAGGAATCTATCTTAACTGCATTAGTATTTGATATACCAAATGTTAAGGAGGCTTGACCACCAATATCACTTAATACTTCAGATGCACTTCTGCCTTCTATTGATGTACCATCAACTCTTAAAAAGTCATTATCCGCAACACCACTTGTTGCAACTAATACATTGCCATTAGATATACCAGTTGATAAGGTGGCAGTTGTTGTAATTGCTGTGCCGTTTAATGTCATCGCATCTGCTTCTAATGTACCATCAAAGTCACCATCAACTGCATCTATATTACCTTTAAAAACTGTAGCTGAAACTGTACCAGTGCTTGGATTGTAAGTTAAATCACCATCCATTTCTAAACCAACATTTCCAGTGCTAGATGTAGCATCCTCTACAAATGTGATTAAGTTTTCTTCATTTGCGCTTTCATTATCAGTTACTAAAACATGTGCTGCATTTACTGCATCAGTAGCGTTAGCACTTGTATATGTGTTTACCTGAGAAGCATTTACATATTTTGTAGTGCCACCATCATCTATTAAAAACTTATCTGAATCTGCAATAGTAATAGATGTTCCGTCTGTTGCTCCATCTATTTGAATAGCTGCACCTGATACCTTATCTGCCGTACTTATTGTGCTAAGTTTACTATCTGCAATACTCCCTGCTAGTTTAGATGAAGCAATACTTCCTGCTAACATATCATTAGTTACTGAACCTGTATCACCTGTTCCTACAAGTGTTCCAGTTGTAGTTGGAAAACTTATCAGAGCTTCAGTATGATTTATTTTATTAGATCCTAATGTAATTGCATAGTTACCCATGTATCCATGAGAAGAACATTGATAATAAAGTATATTAGGTGTGTCCTCATTTACTGCTATTTGTAAATATGTACTAGTTGTTGTTACTCCAGTTGTATATGCTGTAGTCTTATCTGCATCCAGATAAAGTCTAAATGGATGACTTGACATATCACTTGAGCTAAGAGTAAACCTGTAATAATATTCTGAATTAGATGTTACATTGTCAACACCATGTAATGTTAAAGCAGGTGACTCAACACCATTTATAAAGTAGGCATTAGAGCTGCCATCTCCATAATAAGGATGAGCCGCTGTTTTAGCTGCCACTGTAACCGTAAATTCTATAGGTGCTGATGAACTCCCATATCGACCTGCATGTGTATTAGCAGAGCTTAAATCTAAAGTAGAAGCCCCAACGTCACTCAAAAGGACTGACTTAGATGCTGGTATTGTACAAAAAATTGTTTTTGTTCCAGCGCTAAAATCAACTGCACTATCACTGTTTGAGCTACTAATAATTGTAGTTCTGGCTATGGTGCTAGAATCACTACTAAGCGTACCTAGACCAACCTCAAACTCAGCGGTTCCGGGTAGGGTTATGGCGTAATATGTTGTATTAGAATTACCAATACCAGTACCAAAAGTTTCAAAACCAGTAACCGCACCAGCTAGTGAAATTGTACCAGTGCCTGTAGTAATGGTTGTTTCTTTTACTCTGTCGTTTATTACAAAAGCCATTATTTTAACTCTATTGTTAAATTATTTGCATTAATCCTAAATATATCACCTGTTGATATTGTTTTAGATGCATCTAACGCACCTATAAATAATACGTTACCACCAGACCCAACAACATCTAAACTAGCAGTTTCATCAGTTGCTATAAAAATATGTGTTATTGTATTGCTGCCACTTGTGCATTCAAGATATTCTATAGCGCTTGTATTTTTGCAAGTTTGTGTATCAGCAGATTCTGCTGTTAGTGTCCAATCAGCATGATTGACTCTTTTTCTTGCATATGCACCAAAGGTTGCTTCTGTTATAACAGGATCTCCAGACTCACCTGTTGAGTCATTAAAATTTGATACTGCTGTTGCTAACCCAACAAAAATATCATTGCCGGGTGTGGTAAAAGATGCCGCATTATTTTTAAAAATAAAACTTAAAATTCTATTTTCTAAAAAGGTGGTTGCTGCGTTTGCTGTTGCCATATTCTACTCCTATGTCCTTTGCGCTCTAGGTAAACCCTCAGAATACGCATCAGTATTTTCTCTTGCTTCTCCGTAATCTTTAAGTCTTGTTAATTGATCCATAAATCTTTTCTCATATTGTTGTATCAAATCAGGCTCACCTTTCATAAATAAATATGCATCCACTAATGATCCGAATAATAAAGCAAAAGGGGCATTAGTGCTTAACCATGTTGTACCACTATCAGAACCAGCAGTTAAGCTGGTTGGTCTGTAATAGTAATGTAATTCTATTGCATAATTTGAGTTTGGGGTAGGGCCAACGATAAAATTATTTGCATCAAACTGTGCATAGTATCTTGGCTTTGCTGTGGAGGATGAAGCATCGTATGCTTCTTGTATGAAGTTTACATCTTTTTGTAACAGAAAAGACTCACTACCTGCTGTTGTGATCTGTAAAGAAAAAGATGCTAAATAGTCTGTTGGTATAGTTAAAAACTTATCACTTGTTGATAATGCTGATGTAACATTCTTTCTAAATATCTCTAAATCAACATTCTTAAATATTCTTTCTTCTGCTGCTTTTATAAAGTCTGATAGATGACTTACAAATGTCGTTTCAGAATTATCTGTATAATCCTGTATTGCTGTTTTTAGCTGTGCAAATGTAAAGCTCATCTAAGCCTCCAAAGTAACCGGTCCTACTGTAACATGAACGCCACCACCTTTTATTAAGCCGGTGGTAGAAGATGCAGCAACAGTAATAGTATATGTATCGTCTGTTAATTTAGTTATAACATATCCTGTAGCCAAATTAAAGTTAGCCGCTGTTAAACCATCAAATCCCACACAGTTTCTAAATCTGACTGTGTCTGATGTAGACCTTCCATGATCTTTTTCTGTAACAGTAACTACAGTACTACCGCTATCTGCAGCAGCGGTTGTAAAAGGATCTATTAGTAATAGCCTCTCTGTTGCAGGCTCTATTCTATCCGGTCTTGCGTTAAGTAATGATTGACTATCATCAGTTTTAAATTTACCTAAATGGTTCTGAGGGTGATCCGGATCAACAACATCATACCCGACCATCATACCAGTTTTAGCACCATTTCTAATCTCTGGTATTAGTTCTCTTAAAGGATATTTAAATCCTGTCTTGTCACATATACCGTATGCATATTTACCAACTGAGTAGGGCATTACTTTTCTTTCTTGGTTTTATAAAAATACTCATCACTGTCACCAAATCTATCTAACTTACCCTCGTTTTCAACTTGATAATAATCTGTGCTAACCAAAAAGTCGGGTGTTAAAGGTTTATCTGGTGTTAAACTATTATCGTATATTCTTGTTCTATTGTTTGGATACAAACAAAACTGACCATTTTCTAGTTCTAACAAATTATGTGACTTATGCTCTTGTGGCGTTTCGCTTGTACTAAAATCAACTGTATCTATGTCACCATGATAATTATCTAATGTAGCTATATAACTGCCTTTGAGACTGCCTGCATCTCTCGTATATATTTCATATGTCATTGATCCTATAAACTGCTTTTGTATGCAGGTTACATTGTAATCCATGCAATTCCAAAACTGTAAATTATACAAATCTAAGTCTGGCTCTGGAGTTTTTGGCTCACTAACAAAAGCACTTATTGGTAGCTTGTCAAACATAGCACCGTATTCTGGTAAATATGTTTCAAAATAAAAAGCTCTACCGGGCAAAGATTTACAAGAAACCCATATACCTTTTACAAACTTGCCATGTCCGTCTTCATGATCACGTAAATATTCTTTTCTAACCCATACTTGAACAGCAGGTAAATTG